TTGTTGTTTAGCTTTAACTATTAATGTTTTGTATTTTTCAAATGAATTTTTAAATACTCTATTTATTTGGTGTACATCAGGAGCAAACCATGAAGTTTGAGGTAATAAAAATTTATTAGCTGCACTTTTATGGACAGGTTCTAATTTTCCTGGGATTAAAACTGTATAATCAGGATTTAAAAAATCTAATTGTCCTGACCAATTTGAAGCTATGATTGGTTTTTTAGATAAACCGAATTCCAATAGGGGTCTACCAAAACCTTCCCCTTTAGTAAAACTAACCATTGCCTTTACTTTAGGATGATTATATAATTCATTTATCTCAGAATTATTAAAATCCCCATTTAATAAATAAACGTTAGGTAAGCTATTAGCATTTTTAATTTTGTTTCTTATTGCTTTTATTTTACCTAATATATTATCTGTACTTATATAATTTTCTACACCTTCAGATGTTTTTAAGATTAAAGCAGGAGGATTTTTCTTATTTTTAAATGTTTCCAGAAATATACTTATAGTTTGACCTATATTTTTTCTATCATGACCCATGTCTCCGGCCATCCACATACCAACAAATAAATAACAAAATGATTCCTTAATCTCACTTAAATCTAACTTTACTTCATTAGGAGGTAAATATTTGTAAACATCTAAATCAGCACCCTCAAATACAACGTGTATTGGTTTAGTTGATTTTATTTGTCCTATTACTTGTTTAGTATTATTATCTCTTTTATCAAAGGTAACATTTTCAAATACCGATTTACTATGTTGGGAAGAAACCCAATTCATATTCATTTTATTTAACCCCTCAACCCATGAACCATCACAACCTGTACTTTCAATACCCGCGGTACAACCAATGTTATATTTTCCTATAGGTTGAAATTCACTTGGAATAGTAATCTGCATCCAAATATCAGCTTGTACACCCTTAGGTATACCCGGTACTGATAGTTTGTTCAAAAAATCAAATTCAGGATGGTCATTACAGAACCCTGATGTGCAATCTCCCCATCTTTGACTTAATAACTTAACATCATATTTGTCTAATTCTACAATTGATTTAATAATGTCTCTTGCTCTTGCTCCATAACCACTATAAGTGTTAAAGGGTGAACTTATATAAAAACTTGGTTTACTCATTAGTATATTAATTTATGGTTTAAAAATTTACCTTTGTATTCATTAGTATTAACGATAGTGTGTTTTGTTCTTGGTTTCCAAGTACTAAATAGTCCTTCTATAGAATCCATAAACCTGCTAGCTTGATGTTTGTGTGTAAACCCAGCTTCATCACTAATCGCCCATTTTCGTCCTTCATAACCTCTCCTTTGTCTTTCTTTAGGATCCATATTATAAAGTTCTATTAATCTTTCTGTTGCATCTTCCCAAGCACATCTATCATCATAGATATAAGGTGTTGGAGGAGATCCTTGCATTGATCTACTTGTTGGATAAACTGGGAATGCCCATTCACCATGCTCTTTGTAAGTACCTCTATGGTTAGATGGTACGTCACTATTTGGGGTAAACCATTCTCCTTTACCATCAACAAACCTCATTTGATCTTGCATTCCTCCCGTTACATTAGCTATAATGGGTGTACCTGTTAATATTGCTTCTGTAAGTGTTAAACCCCAACCTTCATTTGAAGTTAGTAATATTTGGGCATCAGCTATGTTGTATAAGTAATTTAATTCTTCAGGTGGTAACTTAGCTGTAGAAAATATAATACACTCTTTATATTTTTCATCAAATAATAACTCTGTAACCTTTACTAAATCGGTACCATGATCTGATGAAGGTTCAGTATGTAGAATCATCCTACATTTTTTAGCCTTTTCTAATGGTAAAGAATCTAATAACCCTCTAAAAGCTAACATACTATCTGGGATTTGTTTTCTTCTAATGTTCCTTGAATTGAAGAACAAGGTAAAATCAATATCATCACTACCCTGTACTTTTTTCTTAAAGTCTAAGAATTTAGGATAGGATTTATCTAATTCTAATATTGGTCTATAAATATCTGAGTTTAGCCCGTGAGGTACATAATTACAAATTCTATCTTCTATATCATCACCTAATACGGTTTTATTAATAAAAACAGTTTGTTTAGAAATACCCATCAATAAATCACATGATTGGTAAAACGGTTTGTTATATAAGGGAGCAGGTAAATCATCCCAAATATTTAAATAAGTGATTGGAATTTTCTTTCTAATCTCTCGTTCCATTTTAAATATATGGTGGAAATACCTTGGATCAGTAATTAATAATATTGCATCTGGTTTTTCTCGCGCTACTACTTGTCTAAAAAGATTACTATCTCCATAACCATTTACAGGATATAACATACAAGATGCATCATCAATTCCAGCGAATTTACTTACATCTACACTTATATCTAGTACCTTACCCTCTTCTGGGTGTTTAATAGAACCTGCAATTTGAACCCAATTATAACGATGAGCTGTATGTATTACAATTTCTTTACCTACTGTTGCAACTCCAGAATGTACTCTAATGTCATCTGTCACTAATAGTATTTTCTTCCTTTTATCCTTAGGAAGATATTCAAAACTTTTATTCATCATTAAATTTTCTTTTATAGTTCTATATTTGTTTGACTTGTAATTTGTTTTCTAAAATCTTCGTTTGTAAGATATAGATAAATGGATCTGTCGGATAATTTTTGAAATGAGAATTTTCTTTTTACACACTCAATTTTAAAATTTTCAAATAGATCTGCTTGAACTTTAACACTCGTTAGTGTCATTTTGTTTGGATTTGCCATAATTTATTTTTTAATAACGTTATATTTGTCTATACGTATATGAATATTCCCCAATCTACAAAAAGTCTAAACCCGCTCCACATAATTCTTTTTCTGTTTTATAAGGGCAGAAATTACACGTCCATTTTGAAGGGGTTTTGGGGTAAATAACATCTTTAATGTCACCATTAGAGTTAAAACATTCATGTATAAAATCTTCAATTGCGTTTTTTGCTCTACCTAATTTAATCTTTCCACTTGGAGGGGTAAACTGTTGTACCCTATATGCTTGGTATGGTGATAAAATATTTTCATCATCTGCGTCTAATACTTTTCGTTTAACTATAAAAAACTCAATTTCTATTTTATCTAATGGTATTCCATATTGCTCGGAAAAATACTGTTTGTATAATAGCAATTGATACTGTTTATCTTCATCCTTTTTAGCGTAATCATTCCACCCTTTAGTACTGGTCTTTATGTCGATTATCTTGAATGTCTCTGTTGCTTCATGGTACGTGACGACATCTAGATACCCCATGTATAATACGTTATTATACATTTTATTTGGCGCTATTACTAGCGGTACTTCACAACCTACTAAATATGTACCCTTTTTACTAAAATATCTGCTACGTTTTTTCTTAAACCATTCTAATATAGCGATACCATCTTCAAAAAACTCCCTCATTTCAACAGCATCGGAAAAGTGGTTGTTTTTATTTTGTTTATATTGTTTTTGATATTCGCCTATAAACTTTTCTTGGAATATTTCTTCCATGTTTATATCCCTATCAGCAAATGCTGCTGATTTTTCGTACATTACATCTAAATAATGTTGTATTACTTCGTGTATAGCAGTACCAAAAACAGTATGGATAGAAGACGTAAATTTCTTTATCTTATCCTTATATTGGAGTTTCCAACGATGAGGACAACCTCTAAAAATAGACATTTGGGAATAACTAATATTCTTCTGGAAGGCAAAATTGATTCCAGGAGGTGGGTTATTCTTTATCTCCTTTACAATACTCGGGATTTTTCTAGCCAAAACTTATATTTTTTTGGAAGGTAATCATTATCCTTAACAGGTAACTGGTAAAAATAATTACTTTCTTCTCTTTCGGGGAATAAATCTTTCCCTTCAGTTATTAATCTCCTGATCTTTTCAGGATCTTTAATTTCATCAGTATTAAATTCTTGGTGTGCGTAAGATTCTAATTTTTCAATAATTTTTTCGGGTGTCATAAAAAATGAAAGATGCCATCCCCCTTCTAAAATAGCAAACCATTCTGCATGTCTAATATTTGTCATTGATAACATTTCACTAAACATTGATTGGTAATGAAAAACCTTACATTTAGTTGATTTAATGGGATCATGTTTAGCATTTAGTCTGGTTGTTAGATTATAGTAATACCAATCCATACACAACCCAACCGCCCCATGAGGTACACTAGTTCTTTTAAATTCTGCTATAGTATCTGTGTCAGGTATTTCATCTAAATCTGATAAAATAATTATGTCTTTTGGTTTTAAGCTTAAATGTGATAAAGGTTTTTTAATAGCATCTCTTTGGTATTCTTCTCTAAACCAATCATGTGAACTATCCTGACCTAAAGGTAAATCATCAACTACATAATAATATATCTTGTGTAACCATTTACTAAACCTTTTTTTATTTTTTTGGAAGTTTAATTCCTTTTCTTTTCCAGAGTGTGTTTTAGTTGCTTCAACTATAATAAAAATATCTACAATTTCATCTAATTCTGTTAAACGAAATTCTAACATATCTAATTCATTATAAAAAGTAAAACAGTCTACAACTATTTTATTTTCAGATGAATAAGCATCATCCATTAAATCATCAAACTTCTTTTTAGCCATTTTATTTCTTCCATTTATCACGACCTACTAAAAGACCGATTATTCCATAATTAGCAATGTCAATAAATGTATCTTCCATACCTTCACCTTTAACAAATGATCTACCATTTACTAATAGATTTTTTAGGCGTGAAATTTTATCTGTAAGTCTAATGCATAACCCAGTTAATGAGAATTTTTTATCTTCCTTATTGGTTAAATCACCACCTAAAGCAATGTTATTTAAACCATAATCCATGTGTTTACGAGCAAACATTTCATACATTTCATCTTGTATAACTTGGAACTCGTTTGATAACTC